TTTCGTTGAGTAACTACAGTACAGATTGTATTAGGGAATTTCTTAGATGCAACTCTGTTTATAACAACTTCCCCTACCGCACGTTTGCCCTTTATAGGTTGGTTTCTGCTCTCGAAATATATATTATTTGCTAGGCAGATTATTTCTTTTTCTTCTGTATGTGAGGCAAAAGCTGAGGTAGTATACATTAAAATACTGAAAGCTACTATTTTACTTCCTTTACAAAATACCATCCTCTATCCTTCAAATACTTGGCCTGCTTTACACAAGCGTTATAGCTCCTGTCCGGGAAGTAGTTTTCTAATTCGGTTCTATTACTTTTGTGATATATCTTACTAAGAAGCTTTCTTTCTTCGTGTGTCCACGGTCTTTTCTTATATATTTTCATGAACCTGTTACCTTTATTTGATATATAGTATAGAACATTTAACCTAAAAAGTCAAGAAGAATTTTTAGTTAGCAAAAAATTTTTCTTGACTTTTAAGTCATATTTATGTATAATAATAGAAATTCACAAAACCAAGCCTCGGAGATTGCATATGATTATTGGCGTTGATACACTTATTTTTATCTTTTGCTTACTAGGGTGTGGTATATCTACTTGGTACCTAGGGCATAAAGAGGGTGTAGAAGATGCCGTTCAATACTTTATTGATAACGGAGTAATTGAGGTTGACGAAGATTTTGAAGACTGATACGTCTATAACTATCATACTATAAACCGGAGAGCGAAAGCCTCCCCGCTAATCGAAAGATGGCATGAAATCATAAGATGAGGAGACATTTATGACAAATTCAAAATTAGCTATGGCAGACCTAACAAAAGTAATGTTTGGTTTTGACCGTTTCATGAACAACACGGCACTGTTCCAAGAGAACTTTGATGGTACTTACCCTAGATTTAATATTATCGCCAACAAGAATGGAGATAAAAGGGTTGAGATTGCTGTGCCCGGGTGGAATAAAGCGGATATCGATATTTTCCTCCACGAGGGTGTTCTAACTGTAGAGGGAAGAAAAAAGTTAGAGACAAAAGAAGAATCTGAAACATACGTTTACAAAGGCTTGAGTGGTAAAACATTTAAAAGAGTTTTTGGCGTTCCTGAACACGTTCAAGTAGTTTCCGCTTATATGGAGCGGGGCCTGCTTTGCATTGATTTGCATGAAGAAGTCCCTGAAGAATTGCAGCCTAAGAAGATTGCAATTAACTAAGGAGAAACGTGTGAAAAATATTATGGCCAAGAAAGAAGGTATCGCAGATGTAGCAGAAATTGTTGCAGTCTTGGTAGGCCTTACTGGCACTTTAGCATATATCATCAGCCCTTTAATGGTCTAATGGTAGGGTGGGGGCGTAAGCCCCCTACTTTAGAGAAAAAATATGGGTATACCTATAATTGGAGAATTATTTAAATCAGTAGCGGGGTTAGGACAAACCTATATTGAAGGGAAAAATGCGGTAAGTAAAGCTAAAGCAGATGCAAAGGCAGCAGTAATAGTTAAATCCGTAGAACAAGAAGGCGACTGGGAAAAAATTATGGCTGAAAACAGCGGAAGCTCGTGGAAAGACGAGTGGTTAACGCTTCTTTTCAGTATTCCACTAATAATGGCATTTATACCTAGCATGGTGCCATACGTACATGAGGGGTTCAAAGTATTAGAAATTATGCCAGATTGGTATCAGTATACACTAAGTGTAATTGTGGCCGCTTCCTTTGGGGTAAGATCCGCCATCGGTTTTATGAAAGCAAAAAAATGAAAGAAAAAGATCTTAATATAAACAAAGAAAGACTAATAGAGCAACTAAAAGTAGATGAAGGAATCAAAACTGAAATATATCTTGACCATCTTGGGTATGCTACTTTTGGTATCGGCCATCTTATTATTGAAGACGATCCAGAATTTGGGTGCAAAGTTGGAACAGCAGTATCAGAGGAGCGGATTGAGGAAGTTTTTGAAAAAGATCTACAAGTAGTTTTAGACGAGTGTAAAATATTATATGATAGTCACTGGGATTCTTACCCAGGAGAAGTAAAAGAAATTTTAGCCAATATGATGTTCAACCTAGGAAGACCTAGATTATCTAAATTTAAGAACATGACTAATGCGTTAAATACCGCAGATTGGAAAAAGGCCGCAATAGAAATGAAAGATAGTAGGTGGTATCATCAAGTGGGCGATAGGTCAAAAAGATTAGTAAATAGAATGACTGCAGTATCCTAGCGGTGTATATATGTATATGTAACAAAATAACAGAAAAAATGCTAGAAAATAATTCTTTTTTAGCCCATAAAATAGGAGATAAGTGCGGAATATGTATAAGAGACAATCCCAACGTGTCGGCAGCAAACGTAACGTACATGCTAGACAGCAACAAAGAAAAAGCGTAGGTAGGTGTTACGAAGGAAAATTTTACTGCCATATTCGAAAAGAATTCAATACCTGGGAAGACCACATATCTTTCTATAAAATTAACAGAATCTAGACAAGGAGAGACCCCATGCTGCCCTGCCCCGTATGTGCTAGCCCTTTGGGACTATCTCTAGACTTCATAATGAAGAACCCTATCTCTGCTTGTCCAGGGTGTAAAACTGTCTTTAACTTTGATGTTGAAGACGAAGTAAAGGGCAAAATGAAAGCAGCATTAAATGATATTGATAAAATCAAAAAGCGTTATCAAGGTTTGGTAACATTTAATTAAGGAAAAAAATGAGTATAGCTAACAAATTTACAGGTTTACCCATTGAGCAACTGATTACAGCCCCTATTATTGGAATGGCTAAAGGTCAGGCACAGCTCAATGATGTTACCTGGCAATACATTCAGGAAGTAGCGTTCACAAAAGGAGACGACGGAAAGACTGTAGCTCGATCTTTAGATGTTGAAATGAATAGAGTCATGACAGACGGGGATACTGGAGAGCAGTCTGTACAAACTTTATACAGTAAAGTACCTATGCTTCCTTTAGTGCCTCTGCCCTCCTTGGCTATTACCTCCGCAGATATTAATTTTTCTATGGAAGTTCAAACGTCAACGCAAGATACTTCTTCCACCTCTACAGAAAGCTCAGTAAGTGCTTCTATCTCTGGTGGATTTTGGGGAGCAAAGTATAAAGCAAATATTTCTGGAAAAGTAGCTACTAATCGAGAAAATGTACGAAAGACAGATAACTCTGCTAAGTATGAAGTGGCCGTACACGCGGAACAGCTTCCTGCTACAGAGGGGATGCTTAAGTTATCAGATTACCTAACACAGATGCTAGAGCCCTCCCTTATTCCTCTTTCTACTAATACAAGTGGCCCCTAAAATTTAAAAATTTGGTAAAGAATGGCAAAATTACATATAGATGAGCTAGTATCAGGACTTCTAGAAAGTGCTATGGTTGCTCAAAGTATTAGTCAGCGTCAGCATATTAATTCACTGAAGAATTATTTTAATGATGATGGTACCCCTAAAACTGTAAAGTTTAGAGTTGACGATAAAGACATAGTTTTTCCTCTCTACATTCTTGCAGACCATTCCTCTATAGGGCTGGATCAGTTAGATGTAGAGTTTGAGGCACGCCTTCATTTTGGAGATGTTGACGACGATGTCTCTCAAGTGAAAAAAGATGTTCTAGGCTTATTTGCAGACAAAGAGGTGGGATATCAACATAATATTAAATCTATATCTGTGGACAGTTCTAAATCCAAAAATTCAGGGCTCGCTAAAATAAAAGTGCGCTTTAAAGCAGACGAGAAGCCGGAGGCAGTGTCCCGGCTTCTTGACTCTTATATTAATACATTAGACGATCCCACACAGCAAAACCAGGAGTAATAAAATAAAAGACATGGATCTAGAGAAACTAAAAACCTTAGTAATTACAATGGAAGAGTGCGGAGAATTAATCCGCGCCTGCTCAAAAGTAATGAGACACGGAGTAGATGATCCTAAATATCTACAAAATCTGCAAGAAGAAATGGCCGATGTAAAGGCTATGATAATGGTTCTGCAACAAGCCTACGGGTTAGATAGAAGCATGACAGAAAACCTGGTGCAAAAAAGATTAGCAAAAATGTCAAACCCAAAGTACTCTTAGTAAATAGTGCTTGACTTTATATGTAGAATACTGTATAATATATTCTTAACTTAGGGAACTACCAGTGAATATATTTATTTTAGACCACGACATAGATCTTTGTGCTCAATACCATATTGATGCACACTCAGGTAAAATGCAGTTAGAAGCTGCGCAGATGCTCTGTACAAATCACTGGGTAGATAAATACCTAGGATATATACCTAGAAAACTAACTTCGGAGGAATGGAGTGTACTCAAAGAAGCCAAGAAAAACCCAATTAGGGATTTTCCCTATCTTCCTACTATGTATAATCACCCCTGTACTATATGGGCTCGTGAGTCACAACAAAACTATGAATGGCTCTTCTGCTATTCACACGCCCTCAATCAAGAGCACATCTACAGAGGTGGTGCCAATCACAAATCCTTCGAAGAAGTTATCCGTTGCTTGCCAGACATGGTACATTTACCAGCAACGGGACTTACCCCATTTGCCCAAGCCATGCCAGAAGAACTCAAGTCAGAGGATGCCGTAGAATCCTATCGCATGTTCTACATGAAGGATAAGGCCGCTATCGGTAAGGGTGCACACTGGAAAGTACGGGGTAAACCCCACTGGTGGGATGAGAATCTCGCAGACTATGATAATAGAATATCAGGACAAAAATAATGGCATACTCAGATAAAGTAATGGATCACTATGAAAATCCTAGAAATGTAGGAAGATTTGATGATGCCGAAGATATTGGTACCGGCATGGTAGGCGCTCCTGCTTGCGGGGATGTTATGCGCTTGCAGATAAAAGTATCTGATGAAGGAGTAATTTTAGATGCAAAGTTTAAAACATACGGATGTGGAAGTGCAATTGCTAGCTCTTCTCTACTCACTGAGTGGGTTAAGGGAAGAACCTTGGATTCTGCTAATGATATTAGCAACTCAGATATAGCAGAAGAATTGGCGCTACCTCCGGTAAAAATTCATTGTAGTGTTCTCGCAGAGGATGCTATTAAAGCAGCAATTAAAGATTATAAGGATAAGAATGAGAAGTGAAGTAAGTTTAGTAGGGATGACAACTCCTAGTGCTCAAACAGGTTGTCACAATGCAGAAGATCTTATTGCTTTTGCAGCTCGGGTTAGCAATCCCGCAAACCAGAATAACACTAAAACTTCCAGCAAACTACTGGGCTATCTTATCAAAGAGGATCACTGGAGCCCATTTGAGATGGTTAGTGTTACAATGGAAATCAAAACTACTAGAGACATTAGTAGACAAATCTTAAGGCACAGAAGTTTCTCTTTCCAAGAGTTTTCTCAGAGATATGCTGTGAGCGAGTCGTTTGTTACAAATAGGGAAGCACGAAAACAACACCCTACCAATAGGCAGCTTAGTGAAGTAGACGAAGATGCTGATCGCCAAAGAAAGGCCCAAGAAGTATTCAGTGAGATGCAGGCTCAAGTCGCTCAAACTGCAAAAGATTATTATGAGATGGCCCTTCATAACGGTATAGCCAAAGAACAGGCGAGAGCGCTTCTTCCAGAGGGGTTGACAGAGACAACATTGTATATGTCTGGTACTCTTCGATCTTGGATTCATTACTGTGACCTAAGACGAGGTCACGGAACACAACCGGAGCACATGGAAGTTGCAGATAAATGCTGGGAGATCTTAGAAGTACACTTTCCCAGTGTATGCAAGGCGGTCGAACAACATGACAACTAGAAGCGTAGAGAGAAGAAAGGGCTCTAAGTGGAGGAACGGGGCTTATGATCGTAGAAAGAAGTCTATGCCCAACCCAATAACAGGATTTGAAGAAGTGGAAGACAGAATAATGAGAGCAATTAAAATTATGGGGTGGATTTGTATGATGGCAATAGGTATATCGGTAGGGATTATGATTGTATGAGCGAAGGACTAAAGTTTGATACAGAAAAACCAAAAATGTATTTGTTACCTCCGAAAGCAACTATAGAAGTGTCTAAGGTTCTAACTTTTGGGGCAGAAAAATACGATGAGCAAAACTGGAGAAAACTAGATAATTTGCAGAATCGTTACACAGGCGGTGCACTTCGGCACATATTTGCACACATGGATAACGAACAAATAGACTTGGATTCTGGGATATCACATCTAGCACACGCCATATGCTGTTTATTATTTAAATTGGAGATTGAATTAGAAAATGCCGAGAGTAAAGAAAAGAGATTACGAAGAGATAACGGATACGAATATTCAAAAAGTTTTAGACTTACTGAATCCAACGGATGGGAAGAAACCAATAACTAAAAAAGAGGCATGTGAGATTTTACGCATCTCATACAATGTGTCTAGGCTTGATAAAATATTTGCAGAATACCTTGACCATAAAGAATATGTTTTAAAACGAAAAAGTATAAATAAAGGTAAAAAAGCTACAGAGGGAGAGATACAAAGCGTAGTCACAGAGTATCTACACGGAGAGAGCATATCAGTAATCGCAAAAGGCTTATACAGGTCTCCCTCGTTCGTAAAAGCTATTATAGAAAGGCTGGGGGTACCCCAACGACCAAGTAGCAGGCAAGAAAGAAAAGATCCTGCATATCTTCCTGACGATTGTGTAGCAGACTCTTTTATGCCAGGACAAGTTGTATGGTCTGCAAAGTACCACAGCCCTGCAGAAATTTTAAACGAAGTATCCATAGACTACCAGGCAGAGATGCCTGGGTATAGTGATGTTAACTATGAAAAGAAATACTCATCAAAGTGCTATACCATATATATTATGAAACCTATGGAGACCTCTAATGATTTTATAGTTCAAACTCCTAACATGGGAGGTTTCAATGCCTACGCACTGGCATGTGAACTCGGAAGTTTAGAACATTTGAAAAATATCGGAATTGATTTACAACGTTTATAAAAAAATATCTTGACATTCTTACTAAATTCTATTATAATATGTTTTTAAGAAATGAGGGAAACCAGAAAATGGGAGACCGATTTTATAGACAACAACTTGAAACTCTGGGTACATGCCCAGGATACTATGGAAAACCAAAAAGGAAAAGACCAATGGCGTGGGATGACGACAAAAAAGCACAGGCAGTATCAATGTATGAAGAAGCTGACCCTACCCCCGAAACTTCAGTAGAAATCGTAAAAGATATTGCTGACGAACTTGGAGAAACCGCAAACGGTGTTCGAATGATTCTTACTAAAGCCGGAGTATATGTAAAAAAGACTCCAGCAACTGGCGCAAGCAAATCTTCTGGCAGCACAGGTGGTAGTACCCGAGTATCAAAAGCAGCAGCTATTGAAACACTCACTCAAGCACTAACAGATGCTGGACAGGATGTTGACGATGAGATTGTCGGCAAGCTGACAGGTAAAGCTGCAATGTACTTTGCAGGTGTTATTGCGGCTGTAAACAACTAAAAATTTTTCTCCTAAGCAGTATGAAGCCCCGCTCTTCGGAGCGGGTAGCTTCTATTCCTATATCAGTACAGCAAAAGATTTTGCTAACCTGCTTTATAGGAGCAACCTGT